TGGGCAAGCCCATTATATTCGCGACTATCGCGAATTCACGTTGGAGAACACTCCACCGTGGATTCGAGTCGCCTATCAGTCATTTTCTAATACCACATGTAGCCATCGTTCCGCAGCCCCATTGCCAGCTCAGCGCACCGATTTGCTACAGCACACCTGTCCCTGCCGCGTTGTAATAGGCCTATGAGAACCACATCCTCGTAATAGTCCTCGGTTAGCATGTACGTTGCGCAACCATACAGGACGTGCTCTTCCTGCCAGTAGTAGAGTAGGTCACCACCTACCCCTTCGCTCGCGCCCACCGACCTGGCCAGATCTAACTTCTTCGCTGGTTTGACTGCTGGTGCCAGCTCAGCGTATCGTCTTCCCGCTCTCTTCATTGCATCCAACTGCACACGCAGGGCCAACTTACTGTGCTGATAGTCAGCGCTTGTCCTACCCGGAGCCACGTCTTCCTCTCTAATTCTCAGCACGCGCACGACTTTATGGGACTGGCGCCTTCCACCGACCCGCAGTGCACGCGGTCCAAGGTTTTGTGCGATAGAACTCACAAACGCGCCTTCTGCCATCGTACTAGCAACCGTCGCAGTGGGCAATACTGCCTCCGGCCCCACCAGTGACACTGCCTTATCGACAATTCGAGCGGCGGTTACCGAACTAGCATCAGAAGGGTGGCCTACCGGCTTCAGATGCGTCGGGCGTTCATCTGGGCTCCCGTCCAGCACATAAAGATCACCAGTGACATTCGGTATACCCAGCCCCCCAGTCTCTTTAGTCCCATGTACGTAGAAGTCCACCAAGCACTCTTCACCCGTAGTTGCCCACTTATCAAAAGCAACCAATGCCATCTTTTCCATCAGGTTCAGGTTCCGAGCCCTTCGCCCTGCTTTCCGCGCAATTTCCACTACCGAGCTCAACTTCGTAGCAGGTTCTACGAGCTTAGGCAGCACACTATTGGACCACTGCCCTGAGAGTGCAGAACCGAGCATCCTACAAAGACTGCCGTACACACCCTCCCGTGTGATAAACAGGCGGAAAAATTCACGATACTCGCAACTAATAAGTTGTTTAATCGCCTTAAACTCGAACCCCATCACCTCACCTACACGCAACGTCAGTGCAGCGTCATATAATGAACACTCCTCAGCAGCTACGTCATCGCCACCTGACTGGGTACGGACAAGTACCGACCGCCCGGTCAGCTCCTGAACCTGTTGTCGAATTACGTCTAAGTACGCAACGTTCGCGATGCTATTTACCCATGTTGTGCACCTCCACCCGGACAGCAGACCGTGTGTAAAGCGCACGAGCTTCCCGTCCTGTTCTGCACATATACGCTCGAAGCTCTCCACAGTCCAGTCGATGGCTCTAGCGAGATCTGGCGTTAAGGATAAGTGCTTAGAGTATACGCCTTTCAGGCCCAGTATTGTTGCCTGCATATGTTTTATACTATGCTGTTCATTAAAGTTAGCATAGTCCAACATTAGATGCACTGCTGTATCATGCATCTCGCGCCATAGCCAATGATCCTCTTGTTGAGCCTCTGGGCCTGCGGTGAGGCGTGTCTCAGGAATCACTCCACCCTTCTCAGCAACGAACAGCACATGGCTGACCATTATATAGTGGAGCAGGTGGCTTGGAAAGAGGGCACGAGAAGCAAACTTCCCAGGCTCGAACTTGAAGAAGTACTTCGTGAAACTGTTCGGAACGTAATCCCTCAACGCTTCCTTCACAGTGTCCACAAACTGAGGAAACTCAAACACGGCAGATTTATTAAGTCGGACGCGCCTGAGGATCAAAACAGTCATGTGACCCAGATCGGTTGATATTGCATCAAGCGCCTCAGCCTGTGAAGCGGGTACCTCCAGCATCAGATCAGCCTTGGGGGCACCTGACGCAGCACCTGGTCTTACCCACGTCCTACGTTCTTCCATGAAATGATCAAAAGTATCAATCACGTTTGTCATAGCGCGCAATTTTGCGCCCAATCCCTGGGTTAGGTGATCATACGCCTTCTGGACAGCGCCTGTGAATCTGTTGTCAAACTCAGACTCTGACCACTCCCCACCGAGGCAAAACTTCTTCGGGGACTGGAGCCGCGTCCTATCAGCTATTTCAGCGTCGATATCCTCGGTGCCAATAACGCGCCCAGCCAAACAATCGAAGTACATAAAGTAAGTCAGGTCTCGAGACGGGATGCGCTGGCCCAAGTAATTACAACCCACCCGTACCGCAGCGTGAATTTGTTTGCTGATTGTCGCGTACACCACATCCGACAGCAGCCCAAGCGGGATCCGTGAATAGAGCTCAGTGTACTGCGGCGCAACGTAGTGGGAGACGTCACCCATCACAAGCATACATAATAATCGCTCGTACTTCGTGCCCCTAACCAACAATAACTGCCTAAACCACGAGTATGCGGTTGAGCGCAGCGCATCACTTGGGGTCCTGGCCAGCCAATCAGATACATTGACTAACGCGAAAGACGCGTTTCCGGGCCCAAGAGGGAAATATTCTCTCCATTCCTCCTCAGACCAGTCTGGGATGCTGGCGTACGCTTGCTCCGGCACGTGACCAGTCTGCGAAGCCACTATGTGCACGATAGATGCCCAGGCCGGATGCGAATGCGCCGCATGTGCCTCAGTTGGAGCCAGATCACCCAGAGAGAGCTTTAGCTGGCGAGCTGCGCACGCCCGGACCCAATTTGGAGTACTTGTGGTGCGTACCACTGCATGGCTGCGGTTGAGCACATCGGATAGCTGGGGCCTCGAATCAAGCATGGCGTGATATTCGTCCCCTTGTCTGCACGGAGCGAGGACCGCGCACCGAACGAGTGCTGACCACACGCACTGCTGCACATCAGAGTAGGAGTAGCAATCGCGTGAAGAAAGCCCATGCCTTCTTGAAAACTCGCGATTCGCTGCGGTCTGTTCACGATACACTTGCAACGTCACATTCCTCACCTCTGGGGTTGTTTCTCTCGTCATTCGAATGCTGTTGCTCACAGCCTCTTCGTCTAGATGGACGACCAACCCGACAGGGACCCCAAGCGCTTGTGCGAATTCAGCGGTATGGCAGTAAACGACGAGGGGGTTGTCATCGGGGCTGACAGTAGCAAAGAACCGCCGTGCGCGCATCAGCATCAAGCGATTGCTCCGGTGCATCGCCGAAGAATCGTTGCCATGTACACCATCCTCTCGAGCACCCAGCATCGCATCCAGCTCAGTATCAAGCTCATCAATCGATGCATCGGCCACGATATCATCAATGTCATAGCCACCAAACCGCAAAGCGGCTGACGACTTGCCACAGCAAGTTGGGAGTACGATAGCGTGCAACCCTTCCCACTCTTTCAACTTCGCATCATTGTCAGACGCAAACAGACGGGTGCTATTTCCACCAGTCGGTGTGCGTGTGTAAGACGCACCTAGTGTTGGAGTATTCATCTTAAAATGCGGATAAATACGTTGCCACCAGGCAATTCACGCAGCAGAGTACTGGAGCGTGGATTACAAAAAAGGCCTTTAGTTCTTTTTTGCG